TAGTTCGAGCTGATGGTATGACCTATGTCTCCCAGCCAGAATGGATTTACTACATCAAGTCCCGCTACCACCACATGTACCGATGCCAACTATACTTCCCTGATATTGCTGACCAGGGTGCCGTTACTGAAATGAGAAAGGCTGGACTTCCAGTATCTCCAGATAACGACAAAGCTATCAATACAGGTATTCAAGTTATAAAGAAGCTGCTTAGAGTCCCAGGTTCAATAGATACCAAGATTCACTTAGCCAAAGAAACGACAGGGCCTCTTAAGGACGAGTTCCTGACATATCACTTTAAGACATCTGCTGATGGCACTGTTACCGAAGTCCCAGAGTCAGCGTGTGATCACTGGCTAGATGCACTTCGGTATCCACTCACTATGCTTATGGGCAAAGGAACAATGGTTCTCGGCAGAACCACCGACGTAGAGAAAGAAAAAACAGTAGATAGACATGGAAATTACTATAAAACACCAACCCCAGAAGAGTTTGCCAAAGCACAAGGCATTCCAATCAACTCAGAAGAGCCAGACCTTACCAAATTAGGTAAAATAGGCAAATTGTCAGACTTTGACGATGATGATGACGATTGGTCAGGTGGAGGCTTCTTATGGAGTTTGTAGTATAATAAAGAATAACGGAGAGAATAATGGGAATGATTGACGATTGGCTCAAGAAAGGGGTCAAAAAAGAGCTGGAAGAACTTAATAAAGACGCTGATCCAGATGCGCTACCAGAAAACCGAGATACAATGCCAGACGACGATGCTTTAGAGATTGGTCGTAAGGCGATTCTAACTGACCCGTTCTATTCACAGCAAAGCTCACAGACCTTATTTAAGTTTAGACTATCTAGGTTGTCAAATAAGACCCTTAAAGACGTCTCTTTGCGAGATTGGCTAGTTTCAGCTATCATACAGAATAGAACAGACCTACTACTACGCTTCTCGCGCCCCCAAGTAAAGAAGTTTGACTATGGATTCAGGATCATCAAGCGAGACATTACTGATGAAGTCACTGAAGCGGAAAATAAAGAGATTGAGAACATACAGGCCTTCATATATCATTGTGGTAGGCTAGAAAATACCCCAGATGACGATAAAATGCTATTTGGAGAGTTCCTGAAGATGATTGTTCGAGATGCCCTTACTTTTGGCAATATCACTGTTGAGAAGATAAAGACCCGTAGAGGAGCTTTACATAGGTTTAGACCTGTACCAGCAGAGAGTGTCTTCCATATCAACAAAGACGCGCCTAGAAAGCAAGTAGAAGAACACATCAAAGCAGTTGCTAGCACTTATGCACCGACATCAGACAACGATCCGGAAATGCATAGAACCAAGTTTCCACAAGAGCTAGACTATTACAAGTATGTACAAGTCTCTTATGACAACAGGCCTCTAGCCGTATTTGGTGATGAGGATATGATCTTTAGACTATTTAATCCTCAAAACTTTGCAGACGGTAATGGATATTGCTACTCTCCCTTAGAGTTAGCTATCATGAACATTACTCACCACATGAACACAGAGCATTACAACTCTAACTTCTTTACTCATGGTCAAGCTGCAAAAGGCGTACTTCACTTAAAGGGCACAGTTACTCAGTCTCAAATGACTTCATTTCGTAGACAGTTCTATAACCTTATTAACGGCGCACAAAATGCATGGCGTACACCTATTATAGCTGGACTTGATGATGTACAGTGGGTTCCAATGGCTGGTGGTTCTAAAGATATGGAATATCTTAATTACAACCAACACCTTATGAGAGCAATGTGTACTCAATTTCAAATCGACCCAACTGAGCTTGGACTTGATTTGTTAGTCAATGGCGGTAGAGGTACATCTAGCCAAGACGGTGGAGCTGCTAAGATTCAGTTCTCTAGAGAAAAAGGTCTAGAGCCTATCTTAATGTTCATCGAAGACATTGTCAACCGAGATATAATTCCTGCCATAGATGCAGAGTATTCTAAAAAGTATAAGTTTCAATTTGAAGGATATACAGACGAGACACCTCAAACAGAAGTGGCACTGCTACAAGCGGAAATGACAGTTAACAAGTCTATGAATGACTTACTTACTTCTGCTAGAAAAGAAAAGATCAAGCACCCAGTAGGTGACTTACCCATGAACCAAGCATTCTGGGCCCTAGTAGAAAAGAACATGACTCGTGGTGAAATCAGAGAAGAGTTCTTTAACGACAAAGGCGCTTCTAAGAAAAGAGAGCTTCAATACATACCCGAAGATGCTGCATTCTTAAACTGGCAACAAATGCTATTTCAAATAGAGCAAACCAAGAAGCAAGAAGAACAAATGGCTCAACAAGCTGAAGCTGAACAAGGCCAAGCACAGGCCGAACAAGAAGCTGCTGAGCATCAAAAACAACTTGACGAAGCTGAACATGGCAGAGATCAAGAGAAGCACGACGCAGAAATGAACCAACTTAAAGGTCAAGCTGCTTTGAACGCTACAAAACACGGACAATCAACTAAAGATATTGCTAAAGCTACTGGTAATACCAGTGCTTCTAACATACATGGTGTTAATGTTAGTAATCCCCTTAATAAAAGTAAGGATTAAACAAACACTGCATTCCTCCGCTGGGGCCTCGCTATGCGAGGCCTTTTCGTTTTTAATCATTCGTATAATCTATTCATGAACGATCATTGGATTCAGTATTATATTTTTGACATTATAAGTAAATTAAATTTAATAGATGAAGATGGCGATATATACGTAAATAAGAGGATTGGCTAATGACATGGATTTTATTAGAAGGTTTAGATCGCTCAGGTAAGTCATCTGTAGCTGATATATATAGAGAAAAAGGTTTTGAAGTAGTGCACATGAATGCGCCTTCTAAGAAATACTTTCAACCAGGATATGCGGGTGCTTCTTATTTAGAAGAGATAGTTGATATGTATACTATCTATGCTGGCAAAGATGTTCTATGGGATAGAACGATTTACGGTGAATGCATTTGGCCAGAAGTATATAATAGGCAAGCCATGCTTGGTCTAGAGGACTTAGAATACCTTCAGAAACTAGAATACAATAACAATGCAGTAAGATATGTTATGTATGATGAAAATACCGAAGCTCATTGGAAACGTTGTGTTGACAATAAAGAGCCCCTCAATAGACTTCAATTTGTACAAGCAGGGAGACTATACGATGAACTCGCAATCAAATACAACTTTGAGAAGAAACAGCTCTCCGATTTCGAAGCAAGTGAGGGAACTGATAAAGATGCGGGACAGGATGCAGAAACAGGACCTGTTGCTAACAATGTTGATTCTGTTGGGGATGTACGATCGGATTCCGCAGAACGAACTGCCAAACTCAAAGTCGGTACTAGCGAAAGATCACTTGAAGAAAAACTCGAGCGGGCAAACGCTATCCGAGATTTACTCGGAACTGCTATCGTTAGAAAAAAAGGACAAGTCTTCAAAAAACTAGATGAAGAGATTAAGGTATTTTTAGAGCAAGAATTAGAAGATATATTTACAGAACCTAAGAAAGATGACTTTACGCAGGAGGAGGTGCAGGTATTGAAGATATATGCACAACGCATAAGGGAAAAACTAGGATGAAAATAAGTCCACAATATTTAGCTGGTGTTATAGACCTGAAAAGAACTCCAGAGCAATGGATCTGCTTTGGAAAAGTAACGCCATTATAAATGACAAGAATGGTGTAAAGGAGTAAGTATGGTTACCTTTAAGGAGCGTAAAACCGTTTTTTTTGACGTAGATGACACGCTTTTAGAGTGGAAAACTTGTAAGAAGACTGCTAAAGATGCAGTCAGAGTCCAAAACAATGGACATGTCTTTTACAAGAGAGCGATACACCCTAACATTGAAGGATTAAAAGCTCATTTTTTAGCAGGACATCTAGTTGTAGTATGGTCAGCAGGTGGAGCTACTTGGGCAGAAACTGTCATTAGGGCTCTTAAGCTAACTAAGTACGTAAACGTTATATTAACCAAGCCGGATTACTATTATGATGATAAAGAAGTCAATCACTGGTTTCCTAAAGAATGCCAGTTCAAAACGGAATAAAGAGCGTTGGGAAATACTTTCGCGCACACCAAGACCCCAACTATGGAATATCTATCATAAATTTGGGTGGTCACATTCTCTTGTAAGTTCAGAAGAAGCAGAGAGTATAAATAAATATATACATATAGAAAAGTTATTACGCAAATTTTTGATATTTTAACAACACTATCCTTGGAGGAATAAATGAAAGGTACAAAACAACAAAAACAACCATCAACAAAAGAAAGAGTTAAAGATATTGAGGTAACTCTTAAGAACATGCAAATGGCTCTTCAGATGTCTCAAATGATGACTAAACATCTAACTGAACAATTTCAAACATTTCATAGCGATCTAGGTAGCACAATGGGAATGCTAAACGACTTTCAGTACCGATCTCTAGCTATGTTAGAACTAGGTAACTTTAACGTTGACGATGTTGATGCTAAAGCTGCAGAGTTTAAAGAAAGAGATTTCACCGCTGCATCAAACAAGGAAGACGTTGACAAAGGTTTAATTAATGATGACGCTGGAGTAATTGAAGAGAACTCTATTGTGATTCTATCTTCTAATACCCCGGACCTTGAAGAAGATAAAGGTATCTTTAGAAGCAAGTTTCCTATGGCTGAATGCCTAACTCCAGAGTTAAGAGAAGGTTTACTTGGCGCTAAGGTAGGAGATGTGGTTGAGGCTACTATTCAAGAAACTCGCCATCTAATCACCATCATCGGTCTTAGAAAAGAACCTGAAGTTGAAGAAGCAGAGATTGAAGAAGCTGTTGAACTCGGTGAAGAAGCTAAAGGCGGAGAAAAAGAGTAATGACATTAGTGATTAATATGCTAGGTGGTAGTGGAATAGGTAAGTCCACTACTGCCGCAGGTCTTTATTACCAAATGAAATTAGCATATCAGAACGTAGAATTAGTAAGGGAGTATGTTAAGCTTTTAGCTTGGCAAGGTCAAGAAATAGGTCAATACGATCAAGTTAACATCTTTGGAGAACAGTGCAAGTTAGAGCACTCTCTTTATGGAAAAGTCGACTTTATTGTTACTGATTCACCAATAGTATTGGCTCCAATTTATGAAGCTTACTATCATGGTGACTCTATGATAGAAGAAGCAGCTATTAAGTTCTTAAACAAGTCTGCATCTAATGATGTACACCAGTTAAACATAATCCTAGAAAGAACTAAAGACTATGATGAAAGAGGTCGCTATCAAACTTTAGATGAAGCTAAAGAGGTAGACACTCTAGTTAGAAACTTTCTATTTAAGTATAATATGCCATATCATGTAATCGGTGGTACCAGCGACGAGCGTATAGCTAAGATTTTGGAGCTAATAAGTGAGCAAAAAGAAAGGTAAGATGGACTCAAGATGTCCACGTAAGCTAGACACGCTTCCATGCGAGTTTTGCCCACTTGCCGTCTTAAGGCTCAAAGCTCTTCGCAATAGTGAAGAAGAACTCACAGAAGAACAAGAGGTACTCCTTCCAGGTTGTCCTTGGGCAGTTAACCATCAAATGTCTAATTACTGTTTCTTTAATTACACAGCCGAATTCCTAAACAACTCCCCGTCAGATAAAGAAATAGCCCATATGAATAATGTGGCAGTAGATACCGTTAAAGGTGTAATTAAATCAGCTTTAGAGAAGATTAAAGAGTTTGACTTAATAAAGGACTTAAATGACGAAAAGTAGGTTTGACATATTCGGCCCAGACACTCAGCATCCAGATACAGCCACCAAAAACATGATGAGAGAATTCTTGCGCAATCTAGGTCTATTTCCAATAGGCGTTACACAGCAAGAAATAAATGACCTTAGCGCCGCTATAGCCGCCCAATTTGGTACACCAGATGTCATATATGCCAGCCCTAAGACAGTTAAGCACCTTAAAGACCTTTCTGGTTTTGATGATATTTTAAAGCCATAAATCTTAGCATGCCTTTAAACTATGGTATAATACTATAGAAGGTGGCGTAATTAATGTTAATATACAAAATTCAAAATAAAATCAACAATAAAGTTTATATTGGTCAAACTACTCGAACTATAAGTCGAAGATGGCAAGAGCATTGTCAAAATGCAAAGAATGGCAATTCTTCAGTTATATATAAGGCTATTAGAAAATACGGTAAAGATAATTTTACCGTTTCTATGGTGTGCAAAGCTAACAATCTAGATGAATTAAATCAAAGAGAAATTAATTGCATTAGGTTATTTAAAGCTATATCCAATGGATACAATAGTAAAACTGGTGGTTTTGGGGGCAAACATAGCGCCGAAACGAAATTAAAGATTTCAATAGCCAATAAGTTGAACCCTTCCAGACCCTGGTTGGGCAAAAGCATTCCAGAAGAAACCAAATTAAAAATCTCAAATACTAAAAAGCTACAAAAACAAGCAGTTGGAAGCAAAAACCCAATGTATGGCAAGAAGCACTTAAAAAAGAGCATAATTAAAAATGCTGTATCTAATGGCTCTAGGGAGTTCATTGTATCTAAGAATAATGGTATAATAGGTACATGGATTAATAAAACGGAGTGTGCTAAGCAATTAGGGCTCTCTAGAGAGCAAGTTAGAGATTGCTTAAAAGGCAGATATAAAACATCTGGTGGTTATAATTTTAAGTATAAAGAGGTTATAAGTGGCTAAAGCAAGTAAAAGATTATGGATTGATATGTGCGCTGGAAGCGAGTTAAAAGATACTCAGGGCGAAACTTTATCTATAGAGGGCTGTGATATTAGTGAGTTAGAGGCGGGTCGCGGCAGATTTAACGATAATCACGGAATCGGATTTAGTAACAACTTAGGCATGATAACTGAGGCTAAGAAGATTTTTAAACGTGAAGACTGTGACAGCAAGCGACAAGAGTATTATTGGGACAAAATAAAGGCATCATATGTATATGTTAAAGGATATTTGCACAGTGATGAAGACCATACTAACGCCAAAGCAGCCGCAGCTATATTAAGAAATATTCATAAAGACGATTCACCACTCTCTTTAAAGGCCAGCGTAGAAGGCGGCGTTATAGCCAGGGGCATTAAAGACCCAACGCGTTTAGCGCGAACTAAACTATCGCAAGTAGCGCTTACTTTCACCCCAGCAAACAACGCTACCTTAGTAGAGCCCCTTAATTTAGACAAATCTGCACCAAATTGGGAAGCTGACAAGCAGCTTATCAAGTCTGTAATGCATTTAGCTGAAACCAACGTACCATCTTTTAGACACATCGAGCGTCATGCATCAGCTAATACAATACACGACAACATATTGAAAATACAAGAGTTAGCTAAAACTGTTGGTATTGAAATCGAACTCAAAGAGTCTAACCCAGACGATATTATGAAACAGGCAGTAATGCACAAAGTTTCTAGTAATATCTATAAAATCAATGAGTTAGTCAAGGCCTTATCTGAAACCCCTAGAGATACATTTCAGCAAGACATAGGCACACTCAAATCAAACCCTGCTACTCCAACTAAACCGCTAGATGACACTGCGTCCCAGGCGAATTTAAAGACGCAATCGGCCTCTAAGGTCCAATCTAATAACGTTTTTAAATTACATGCCAGTAAGGCAATGAGAGACCCTGAACACCTAGAAAGTGTTCATAAGGATCTTATATCACGTGGTACGCATCCAACTAAGGCCAAAGCGGTTATTGACAAAGTAAGACTTCATATGGTTAAAAGCGATGAGTCAATGGAAAAAGGCGACGGATTAAAGACAATCAAGAATATCCTAGTAGCCGGAGCATTAGCTCAAGGCGCTCACAGCATAGGCAACAAAAGTAAGTCGCCAGCTAGAGAGCCATCTTCTATATCTAGAGAAGCTCAAATACATACTCACAACTCTAAGATCAAAGACCCAGATGCAATGATCGATCCTAAACAATATGGATATGATAGTAAAAAGCCAGGTTCTAAGAAAGATTTTCTAAAGCGAAGAAAGAAGCTTAAAGGCGATCTTAAGTCAATGGTTGTTAAAAAAGCCCTAACTGCTGGTTATGGCGGAGCCGGAGCGCCTGGTGGTTTAACTGGTGGTGGGGTAATCCAATCAGAAAGCCTAGACGATGGCAGAACTAAGAAAGCAGAAACAACAGACGGAATTACCTACATTTCATGCGACCTATGCGGGAATGAGCAAGCTTACATGCAACATCAAGTTAAATGCCGTAAGTGTAATAAGAACTTTTCTCTAACAAAACTCCAAAGCCACTTCTAGTCCCTAAGCCCCTTATAATCACACCAGTTTAACCTCAGAATCTGATAGGATCTAAGCTGAAACATGTTTAACTACGTAATTAAACTATAAGGAGAAACAAATGGCTAATGACGTACAAATTTTGGACAAGA